TAATCTTGGTGAAATAGACGATATAGTTTACTTTCAAAGAAAGTTATTCAGATCACTCAATGTTCCAATCTCAAGACTAGAAGCAGAACAAGGTTTTAGTCTTGGTCGTTCCACAGAGATTACAAGGGATGAACTTAAATTTACTAAGTTTGTACAAAGACTAAGAAAAAAGTTCACACCTCTATTCACAGATATTTTGAAAACCCAACTAGTTCTCAAGGGTGTTATTACTCTTGAGGATTGGGATAATATGAGTCAACATATACAATACGACTTCATGCAAGATGGATATTTTGCAGAACTCAAAAAGTCGGAGTTGCTCAGAGAACAACTAGACCAACTTGGAACTATTGACTCCTACATAGGAACATTTTTCAGTAAGAAGTGGGTACAAAAGAATGTATTACAAATGACTGATAATGAGATTGATGATATGCAGAAAGAGATAAACAGAGAAGCTGGACAAGACGTAGAAGATGGTGGAGTAGATCTACCAAGAGATACAGATGGTGTCACAAGATATCCATCACAGGGTGGTAACATTATCGGTGCAGACGATATAGATAAGTATGATAATAATGAACCACCAAAACAAGGAGGAAATGATAATGAGTAGTGAAGATTTTGTAGACGCATTAAGTTTGAGTAAAAACCTTGAGGCAGAAGAAGCTTTTAAATCTGCAATGCAAGATAAAATTGGTGCAGCCTTAGAAACTAAAAGAAGAGAGGTTGCAAATACTTTTGTAAAAACTGTTGTAAAGGACAATGGAGATGTCGAAGAGGTTTGATTCATTCTATGCTCCAGTAACGGAGAAAGATGAACATAAAAAATCTAGGTTATATAAGAAGTTATCTCCTAAGATGCGAGATGCAGTTGATGATATATTTAAAAAAATGGACTCTAAACCTCAAGATTTCCTAAATACTTTTGAGAAAACTATACAACAAATCTCTAAGAAGTACAGGGTTTCCGAAAAAGAACTCATGGGTTATTTTGAGAAAGAAATGTTAACAATTTAAGGAAGAGAGATGGCTTTAAAATTAATTAGACACGTTGGTACGATTACTGCATCAACTCTGGGTGACGATGCGGCTCATGGACTTGCACTAGGGAAATTAGGAAACGGAAACGCATTTAGAGTAAATGAATTTGGTGGAAATGATCTTTTCATAAAGGTAACGAGTATAGACCAAAGAACAGCAGTAACCTCAAGTAACGGATTATATCTAAGAGCAAATACCTCAGTAACAATTGTACCAGAGGGAAACAGATCACCGATAGTTGGTAGTGATACAGGAGCAAGAGTTGCATTAGACGGAACAGACACAGATGGTTCAGATGCTGGTGATATCGTCATACTAGATGGACATTTAAATGCAAATAGTGTTGTATCAGATGTAGGTGGTGCAGTATTAGTAGATGCAGCTGAAGAGAACTATTTCATCTCAGTCATAAATGAAACAGGTAGTGGTAGTGATGGTGCAGTTCACATAGAAGTAGTAACACAGGCGAATACAGTATGACACAGACAGTAAAATTAATATCAGAAGAAATTCAAGACGTAGAGTATATCTGCGAAGAGAACGAGAATGGTAAAAAGGATTATAAGATACGAGGTATCTTTATGCAAGCAGACATAAAGAACAGAAATGGTCGTGTCTATCCTATGCAAGTACTAAATAAAGAAGTAAACAGATATAATAAAGAATATATCAACGAGAATCGTGCGTTTGGTGAGTTGGGACACCCAGATGGCCCAACAGTAAATCTTGAGAGAGCATCACATATGATAACATCTCTCAAACCAGACGGAAAGAATTTCATTGGTGAGGCGAAGATACTCAAAACACCAATGGGAAATATTGTTAAATCTTTGATGGACGAGGGTGCAAAACTTGGAGTTTCATCAAGAGGAATGGGGAGTTTAGACCAAAAGAATGGTGCTAACTATGTGAGAAATGACTTTTACCTAGCGACTGCGGCTGATATCGTTGCAGACCCTTCCGCTCCAAATGCTTTTGTAGAGGGTATTATGGAGGGAAAAGAGTGGGTTTGGAACAATGGTTCACTTGTTGAAGCAGAACTAGAACGTGCAAGACAACGAGTGAATGAACGTGTACGCAAACGACAGGAAAACGAGAATGCCTTAGAGTTTATAAGGTTTCTCAAAAAGTTATAATTTATAAATAAATATTAAAGTTAGAAGGAGACATCCCCATGTCAAACACAGAAAAAACTATAGAAGAGTTAGAAGCGGAAGTTATGGCTGAGCTCGAAGAGGGAATGCATGATGCACCAACAAAAGGTGCAGTTGCAGCCGAACCAATGAAAAAAGTCAAGAATGGTGAAATGCAAGACACTGGTAAAGCAGTTGTTTCACCAACTCAAGGAGATGCACCAGCGAAAAAAGTTGCAGGAGCCGCCAAAGAGATCGGTGGAGATGCAGCCCAAAAAGGTGAGGGTGCTCCAGAGAAAATGAAAAAATTAAATGCAATGGCCCACCCAAAAAAGAAGAATGGAAAAGAGATGGAAGAAGGATACACAGACGAAGAAATTCGTGCGTTATGTCACTCAAAAGATCACGATTGTGCAACAGTCGTAGAACATCCAGTATGGGGTAAGGGTAAACCAGTTCATGGTTCACACGCAATACCAGATGACGAGGGTTTCGTAGAGTGGTATGATGTGCAGTTCAAACATGGTATCGAAGAGAAGGTCATGGCAGAGGACATGGAAATCATGGTATCTGAAGCACACCATGAAGATGCTCATGAAGACCCAAAGAAGATGACCAAAGAGAAACTTCATGCGGCCATGACTGGTATGTTGAACAAAAAAATGACAAAACTCGATATGCAAAAACTCTATGCAGCTATGCACAAAATGGGTATGCATGACGATGACGAAAAAGACGATGATGACGACATGAACGAAGCAATCGAAAAGAGATTGGAAACTGTTGATGTGTCAGAACACGTTGATGCACTTATGAACGGAGAGGGTGACCTTTCAGAAGACTTCAAGAGAAAAGCTGCAACAGTGTTTGAAGCCGCAGTCAAGTCAAAAATTCGTGACGAAGTTGTCCGAATGGAAAACAAATATAAAACAGAATTAGACGAGTCTATAGAAGAGACAAAGGAAGAGTTATCAGAGAAGGTAGATACCTATCTGAACTACGTTGTCGAAGAATGGATGAAGGAAAATGAACTCGCAGTCGAAAGAGGCCTAAAAGGTGAGATTGCAGAAGATTTCATTTCTGGGTTGAAGCAACTATTTGAAGATCATTATGTAGACGTACCAGATGAAAAGTATGATGTACTAGAAGCACAATCTGAAAAAATCACTGAATTAGAGGGTAAGTTAGATGAAGCAATATCTAACATAGTTTCACTACGACAAGAGAAAACCTCTCTAATAAAGGAAAGGGCGATATCCGAAGCTACTGGAGATCTCGCTGATACAGAAATTGAAAAGTTCAAATCTCTAACTGGAGATGTGGAGTTCACTGACGAAAGTTCTTTCAAAGAAAAATTAGACACACTAAAAGAGTCATATTTTCCAAGACAGAAAAGTGCCACAACAGAGAATGAACCTGTAATAAATGATGAGGAGACTGGATCTGCACAGGACGTTGATGTTACCGACTCAATGAACTCATATATGAGAGCAATCGGTAAATTTGGCAATGGTGCAAAGTAACGAAAATTATAAATAAGTAGATAAAATTAAAAAGGAGAAGCATTATGTTTCAGACAGAACATCTACAAGAGAAGTGGTCACCAGTCCTTGCACACCCAGATCTACCTAAGATTGAGGATGCATACAAAAGGGCAGTTACTACTTTAATTCTTGAAAACCAAGAAAAGGCACTCAGAGAAGATAGAGCGTTTCTATCTGAAGCCGCACCAGAGAACGCAACTGGTACTTCTATAGATAATTGGGATCCAATTTTGATTTCACTTGTCAGAAGGTCAATGCCAAACCTAATTGCGTATGATATCTGTGGTGTACAACCAATGACTGGGCCGACTGGTCTTATCTTTGCGATGAGATCAAGAAAATCATCACAAACTGGTGCAGAAATGCTTGTTGACGAAGCACAACAAGACTTCTCAAACCAGAACGCACAAGGAACAACAGGTGGTGGAGATATCACTGATACTGCAACTAACCCTGCTGTTCTTAACGATAGTCCATCTGCTGGAACATACGAAACTGCAACAGGTATGACTACTGCACAAGGTGAAGCGTTAGGTGATAACTCATCTACAAACACTTTTGCAGAAATGGCGTTCTCAATTGAGAAGCACACAGTGACCGCTGTTACTAGAGCCTTAAAGGCCGAGTACACAATGGAACTTGCACAAGACTTAAAAGCGATACATGGTCTTGATGCTGAAACTGAACTTGCAAACATCCTTTCTGCTGAAATACTTGCAGAAATAAACAGAGAAGTTGTTAGAAATATCTACGTTTCTGCTGTTAAGGGTTCTCAAGTAAACACAACTACTGCTGGTATCTTTGACTTAGATACAGACTCAAATGGTAGATGGTCAGTTGAAAAGTTCAAAGGTCTAATGTTCTCACTCGAAAGAGATGCGAATGCTATCGGTCAACAAACTCGTAGAGGAAAAGGTAACCTAATCATATGCTCTGCTGATGTTGCATCTGCACTACAAATGGCTGGGGTACTTGATTATACACCTGCTCTTGCTAACAACTTAAATGTTGACGATACAACAACTACATTTGCTGGAGTTCTTAACGGACGATACAGAGTGTATATAGACCCATATGCAGCTAACGTGGCCGCCTCACAATACTACGTTGCTGGATACAAAGGAACATCACCATACGATGCTGGTATGTTCTACTGCCCATACGTTCCACTACAAATGGTTCGTGCAGTTGGGGAACACACTTTCCAACCAAAAATTGGTTTTAA